TTGAAGCAACCAGGAATATCAAACTCTTCCTCAATAGCTTCAACTTCAGTTGATGAAAGTCTCACAATTTGGGTGTAGCTGATAATTTCTTTTTCTTTTAAACGCTGAATGGTATATGGATCCATTCCTCGGATCTTGGAGAGATCATCCGGGGTGATAGGAGCATCATCGTCAACCACAATGTCGTCCTCCGAAGACATTCCTTCCATTACGTCTTCTTCAAAGCTTTCGATTTCATCGTTCATGGCGGCGTATACAATTGATAAGATAAGTGCTACACCTACGAGAAGACCAAGACGCATATCAATCGACGCTGCGAGTAAAACAACAATCATAGCAATAATCTTTCCAGCCATAGTGTTGAAAAAGTCAACCGCGTTTGATTGATCTAAAAGAGCAATATAAGCAATTACAAGTGCTCCTACTATGCAAGTAAGCAAGTTTTCACTTTTGCATAAACTAAGTAATTTATTTTTTGCTAGGTTTGCGTTAGTCATTACTGATTTGGATGTAGAGGTGACTACTTCTACTGGCGATGATGACATATTATTATAGATAAAACATAATATTTCAATCTACTCTACATTTAGTATTGTGTACAGGAATCCATTCTAGTTCAATATTATTCATTTCTTGATTTGACTTTTTTAATTCTGTTAATTGTTCGGATTGGTTTTGTTCAAGCGATTTAGTTTGATTTGAAGATTTGTTTTGTGCTGTTTTTTTAATAATATTTTTTGTACTTCCTAAAAGATCGTCTGGAAAAAATCTTGGTTTTTTTGGTATAAATTTGTTATTAGAAGATTCTGGACATTTTGGACAGGTTGGACATTTAGGACATTTTCGGATATATTTCGCCATTTTCATTTTTTTCGAAATAAATGGTTTTATTTTACTTTTAAGTATGTACTTATCTGAAGGACATACTTTGTCTAAATTTTGAAATGTAGGACATACAGGGCACTCTTTTTTTGAATCATTATCATTATTGTGCCTATTTTTGTTGCCAAGATTATTGATCTCATCAATATACCTCTCATTCTTTAGTTTACATTTTGCAACCTCTTCTAGCACTTGAGATCTATGATTTAATTCATTTTCTGAATGTTTATGGAATACAAATAATGCAGTAAGAAAGCCAACGAGTAAAAGAGTTAATACTAAAATTATTCCCATTATTATAGTTTTATAGGTTTTTATGTACAGAATTTATAAAAGTATTTTATACATTTACTCCTTGTATTCTTCTTTGTATTCAAATTTAGGCATCATTGAACCTACTTGAGTATAATCTAGTACATCTACAGGTACTCCATTTGTACATGTCGGTTGTACTTTGCATGGAGATGTTGGTACACACACAGGTGCTTTTGTCTGCCATTGTTTCCAATATTTATTAGGGAAAAATACAAATCCATAAGGAGAATCTGCATTCGGTTGTGGTTCTAAATATTTATCATATAAATCTGCATGTGGCATAATATCAGGGTTTTTGTCTATTGTTTTCTCGGATGATTCATCTGATGATTCATCTGATGTTCCATCCGAACTTTGATTAGATTCATTTTTTGTGTGTGATTTCAACTCTCTTAGACAAGGTTTGCATTTTGTACTAACAGTCATTGGAATCTTTGGTCCAGGCTCTGATGGTGGTTGGGGGACTTCTTCAATAAGCTCTTTTTTTACATCGTCATTTACAGTATCTTCACATGTTTCATCTATGTAAGCAAATTCTAAAGATGAGCCTATTTTGCTATCGCGACGATGGGATCCTGTATTAATCTTTACAGGTTCCGATTCATATTCGACAGTCTCCTTTTCTTCTTCTTCCTTGGAATTTAAAAAACTCTCTTCTGATTCAATTATAGTGTTCTTTTTTGCAATGAGTTTTGTTAAGACGAGTACACATATTAAAAAAAGAACTGCAATTATCAGTCCTACAAATATTCTCATATTAATATTCATTACTTATGTTCTTCTTTTTTCGTTTGAATTTTTTTCTTTTTATTTTTGGGTTTTTCTAGAATTGATACTCGTTTAAATACAAAACTTCTATTCATAAAACTTGCATTCTTCTCCTCTTTTGACAATATAAATTTCGAATTCTCCTCGTAAAATGTTTCGAATGTATTTGTATGCACACACTCAAAACCAACTTCCAATAATACCTTTTTTAAATAATCGAAATTTACTAAATACTCTTCATGATATTTTCCTATTGTTTGAACCAAAACCTTAATTTTCAATCCTAATGAACTTGCGTCTGCATAAAATTTCTTATTGCTATCATATTCTCTATTAATACTCAAAAACTCTACATCATTACTATTTGACGATTTACATGCTCCAGATTCTAAGCACGTTGTTTTTACCCGTTTTTTGAATGAAATCTTACCAGATTTTTCTAAAGAATTGAATACTTTTTCACCATCATAACAACAACCTACAAAATATCCACCAACTTTTAAATTATCTGTCAAATTCTCTACAAATTTACGTAACGTTTTTCCATTCTCAAACATATAATGTAATGCAAAGAACATAGTAATCATATCATATGAGTGCTTCTTTGAAAATAACTCTTTTCCATATTTTTTGTACGTATCATTCGCAATAGAGAACGCTTCTTGTGAATGTAAATTTAAATTTACATCACCGTGAAGAAATACAATATCTTTTTTATTATTCATTTGTTTTGAAAGTCTTGCATATGCACCTCCAATCGGATGATGAAGATTATTTAAACTGTTATCAACACCCACTATCTTATTAAATTTAGTTAACATATAACGATTTAAATCACCACCCCTTCCTGATGCAAGATCTAATAATGTTCCTCCTTTAGGTATATTTAAATTGTTATCTACTAATAATTTGTTTTTAACAACAGTAGTATGAAAACGTCTCAAATTGAGATCAATATCTAAATTATGGTTCTCTTGCACATAATATTCCTCAGATTCTTCATACGCAGATGGTACATATACATCTTTTGTCAACATCTCCTTCGTTACTGGAAAATGTAAAATGTTCCATATATCCATAGCAACAATTGTTGCATTTGGTCTCGATTTATCAAACCTAACATTCCTTGGTATCCATCTCATACGAGATGGTTTGTTTAAATCATATCTCATCTCCACAATAGACCCATTCACGATCTCATCTCCATTTTCACATAATAATTTACCATTCTCTGAGAACTCAATCTTCGTAATATGTGCACTCATATCTTCAGGTTCTATCGTTTGAAATTCATACTCCTCATTATCATTTGTCCTTTTTGATGATTTAGAAAAGTATCTATCTATTGTGTTTACAACCTTTCCTTTCGTTTTTAATGTTACAATTCTATATTTTTTGTTAGTTTTAGTATTCACATCATACCATTCTGATATGTCTCCAAAAATAACTCTAAAATCAATTGTATTCTCATCTCTGTCTTTCCACTTTAATAACTTATCCCATGTATTTCCTGTTTTTAGAATACCTTTTCGAGAATCATTCTCGTATATCTCTTTTCCACACAATGGATCTTGTGGTGTAAATATCAAACCATCCGTATTGTAAATGTCATTATCCATTTTTTCAAATGTCGAATGTACATTACTATAAAGTTTGTCACAAGATAGAAACGATTTTACCTTAATTATAAATTCTGTACTATCATCTATCTCTTTTGAACTAATTAATTTATTAGCAACACTTATTCTTGTATTCAATGATTTCATTCTAATATCCTTGCCATTCTCGTAATAACAGTCGAATATCAAATAATGCAGAATATCATCTTTATTTTTACTCAATCTTACAAGTTCACCATCAAATACAGATCCTATCGCATCTTTCAAAATACACCCCGTTCTCTCAAAACTTTTATCGGTTTTTGATGATAATAAGAATAATTCTCCTGTTTTATATACAAATCCCAACATACGCAATCCATCGGTTTTTGATGTAACAGTATAATTATTCAAATTTTCTTTCATAATTCTATATTTTGTAAGATTCATAGAAACAACCTGTGGACCAGGCATTAATACATGTTTATTTCTAGCCATTGACGTATGAATTCCTCCCATATTTCTACCTTTTGTTCTCAATGAGACAAAATCCTCTTCTACTTCTTTTAACAATGAATTTTTAGTTAGTAACCATGAAGAATCTCTAACATTTATTAGTTTTGTTACGATATTTATCAAGTTTTGTCTACTTTCAATGACATCATCACTATCGTTTTTATTTAAATACTCAATTTCAACTTCATAACGTTCTTTAGCCTCTTTTGTACCTGACTCTATAAATGTTCTAGACGATAATACATTTCTTCGTCTCTGGTTACCAATATTAGATTTGACTACAGTGAGATCAACACGAAAATTGTCGTGTGTATAACTATATCTTCTCTTTAATCTATATGTCTTATCTAAAGTATTCCAATTATTTATTATATTGATGATATCAGGATCATCTTTACCAATCATACGTTCCCTTTTAACGTTGACTTTACAATTATATTCATTCAAAAACAACGAATCTTCTTGTGTTTTGCTATAAATAACTGAAATTAAGTCATTTAATTTATCAGATTCTTTTTCTACTCTACAAAATTGTCTGATAACATCTCTTCCTTCAATAGTCACTCTGATATTGTTACCACAATTCACATCTAAAGAATCACGTTTATCATCTAATAGTACATATCTTTTTCTGCAGAAATCTAGAATATTAGAAAATTCTGTTCGGTTCATATCCTTTTTTAAAAGACACTCTAATTCCAACTCAGAATCGGTTCTGCATTCAAGCATCCAGTTTTTAAGAAAATTTTCTTCATCACTAGAAATTTCCATTTTATAATCTTATATTTATAAAGGATTATATATCATTAACTAATCATTTTTAAATATTTGAAATGATTAAATTTTAATTATGCTGTTTTTACTATAAAATTTATAAATTTGAGATTGTAAATGTAGTTTCTTTACAATAATAAAAAATCAACACACATATTTTATAAAAATGATACTAAATCTTATAAAATTGACACAGTGTTATAATAATAGCATATCACGAATATAATAAAGAATTCAACAAAAATGGAAGCTATTGTGGAGACACATATGACTCGGGAATTATGTAAATTCCTAGACTTTGGATGCATATTTATATCATTGAATAGCGTGTCTAAAAAATTTAATAAAAGTGTTAAAAACAATGTTCCTTTAATTGAACGCCTCATTCGTATTCAAGATAAAATTATATTCACTTCTGAAATACATTACTTAAAAAGAAAAAGTCTCTTTGATTATGAAGATGTTATCGATGATAAATTAGATACTGATTTCTTACAATTTATGTCTGAACCTAAAAGGGGAAAATTATTATCATATTACGCACATTGTCTTATGAATAATAAACCATATTCAATTAAAGATAATATTTCTCATATTTTCGAATATTGGTACACAACACCCGATGGAGAAAATGAAAAAATCGAAATGAAGGAAAAGGGTATTGCAAATATAGCAATTAATAAATTTCTTCATCTTTTAGATAAAAAAAAAAATATACAATATAATTAATGTTTCGTGTTTTAGCTTTGATTATGCTCATGGCAGGTATTGTATTTATAACAATTGGATATACAAAAATGTCGTTCAAATGTCCTCCACCTCAGAT